CGGCGCCTGTGCCAACCGCAACCGTACCGTCTGCATCCGTGGTCATAACTGCTGCACCAGCGCCTTGGCCAACTATAACGCAACTACTTGCTGCTGTGGTCGCTCCGCCGGCTGCCGCTCCAATAAAGGTGTTATTATCGCCACCTTGAAGTGCGTCGCCGGCGAAAGTACCTAGGATAGTGTTCCTAATACCTGTGCTAACAGCCTTTCCGGCATGATAGCCAACTGCTGTGTTTTCGCCCTCGCCGTCGGATTCGGCTTCAAACGTTTCCAGGGCCTCGAAGCCAACTGCTGTGTTATAATCACCATCAACATTTGTTTTAAGTGCTTCATAACCGATTGCAACATTTCCTGCGCCGGTGGTGTTCGCTGCTAAGGCATCGTAGCCGATAGCAACAGTTGAATCGGCGGCGGAAGTCATGTTTGCTCCGCCGGCGCCATAACCAATTATAACAGTTTGATCGACGTCTTGGGTGGTATCGCCGCAATTTGAGCCGATGAATACGTTTTTTACTCCTGTCGTAAGCAATCTGCCGGCGAAGTAACCAACTGCAGTGTTGCTTGCTTCACCGTCTGTGCCAGTTTGAGAGTAGAGTGCCAAGGTGCCAATGGCAGTACTGCTGTCACCGTTTACTTCCGAGAAGAGTGCGTGAGATCCCAATGCAACGTTCCAGCAACCTGTTGTAATATCCTTGCCGGAGAAGGAGCCCACTGCAGTGTTCAAATTGTGATTAACATCACCAAAGGCGGCGCCGGCCTGGTTTGAGTTTTGCGCGGTGAGGGCGTTATAACCAATTGCCACACTGCCGTTGCCGAGATCTTCCGCATCTAGCGCGCCGAATCCAATGGCAGTATTATATTGCCCAGATGTTAATGCTGCTCCTGCGCCTTTACCGACCAAGACTGTGCCGTCAGCATCAGTGCTGCCAGCTGCGAGAGCAGCGCCGGCGCCAGAACCAATAACAACTGTGTCACTCATCGTTGTAGCGACTACGGCCGTATTATAGCCAACAAACACATTATCATCGCCAGTTGTCAGGTCGTTACCAGCATTCTCGCCAGCAAGGAGATTGTAGTTTCCACCAGATGCGAGTGCGGCACCAGCTAATTTACCAAATACCGTGTTTGAGGTACCTGAGTCGTTATTAGAAAGAGAAATGCGAGAGTTGGTATCGATCACCATTCTCTTGTTTGCTGCTGCGTCTCCTCCGGCGTAAACTCGGAATTCGGCGGAGGCATTACGGGCGGCCATTATAAGATGTAAGTTGGATTGATTATCTGACTGAAGGGCTAGAGATTTAGTATACTCACTACTCACCCCGTCGTCAGTCGCTCTTAAAGTACCACCACCAGAATGTGCTCTAACATAAACGTTTGCGGAGCCGTCCTCGGTAGTGTTTTCTACTATTAGGCCAGAGGCCGAGGCTCTGTTGTGCGCTAATTCTAGATAATTATCGCCATCTTCATCATATTGAAGCGTAACGTCACTATCAGTACCAAATGTTATGGTTTTGTCATCTAATAGTGTTATGCCGTTAGTTATCGCGAGATTACCAGCAATGGTTGTTGTGGATGCTGCGCCCGCTGCAATTGTTACATCGATTTGACCATCGGTTGCGTGTTCCCCCTCTAGGGTTAAGCCAGTTGTCATAGCTGTGTTTGTGCCATCACTCTCAGCAACCTGAAGCTCTAATTTGCCTGCTTCGTCAGTTTCGTCGGATTCACTAATCGACGCTACAATGCCAGCAAACTGTGTATTATTATTTCCTTCATCTTCGCCATAAAATGTAATCTGACCCAAAACCTCGCCGTCTTCTGTATCAGCAGCGTCTTTCAAGAATTGTAATTCACTTGAAGATGTTTTGGTTGTGTGCGTTGTTTTTAAAGTAAGTACTGGTTTGCCAGCGGCGCTGTCGGCAACTGTTACTGCGGGCCCATCGATAGTTACCGCAGTAGAAGCGTTCAAATCGATTGTTGGGGCTGTCATATCCAGGGTCGTGCCTGAATTGATTTCAAGATGACCGTCTGAAGAAGCAACAATGTTTTCTCCACCTGACGCGTCATTAAAAGAGAGTTTTGCGGAAGAAGCTAAAACAAGCTCATCTCCAGACATATCCCATTGAACATACTTCCCAGATGTCTCACCAAAAAACTTAAAATCAACGCCATGGTCGTCGGCGCCACCGATAAGAGTTCCTTCAGTGTTGCCATCGGCATCCCATTGAATCCCTACATGGGCGGCGGTACCAGCTGTATATAAAAATGTATCTAATCCGCTACCTGCAGCAGAACCGACTTTAAGAATCCCAGTCGACGTAATCGCTCCGACTCCAAGAGTTCCGACACCGCTCATATTAGCGCTGTCATCAACAGTAATACCAGATCCTTGAGCGGTTTCTCCGCCTGTTCCGCTGGTACGCATGACGCGGTTGTCATTACTGCCTAAGCCAGAGAGACTACCTGCAACGCCGGCTAGAGAGCCATCACTGGTGAGCTGTACATCTTGGCCGGTGTCGTCAGTGAAATATAAATTACACGGAGCATCGTCTTTAACCCAAATCTGACCTATCTTGGCCGTGTGGCCGGAATCGGCGTCGCGCTCTTTAATATAAAGCGAACCGGAGATACCGACATTTCCGTCGACTGAAAGCGTACCGCCAAGAGCATGGTCTGATGTGGCAGAACTAGAAATTTTATGTTGTGTTTTTGTTGGATCGCCAGAACCAAATTTACCAAATCCCATGATTTATATCTCTCCTATGATGAAATTCCGGAACCAGTTAATGTATACATACTGCCGGTGGGAATATGTGTTAATTCTGCGTATACTTTGAATCCAGTTGTTTGATTGATGGTCGAAAGATAAATCCTGTCAGTCTTAACGCTGAATTCCCAAAAATCTTCGTCGCCATCCAGTTCTATAAAGTGATGACCTTCGGTCACTCTATTTTTTGTATCTGCTCCAGAACCGCCAACGTGGGCGGCATCAATGCGGCTGTGCACGCTGTCAAAATGAACTCTCAAGCGTTGAGTGCCTGAGCCGGAAGCGAACACCAATATCCTCTTTGTGACCATTGGGAAGTTAACGCGGATTTCTGCAGGATCTGCAGCAGTGCCGGCACCACCGATTCTATATGCCGATGCGGAGCCCGAGCCTTGCGTAGGTATCATGGCCATGGTGTGCATACTAGAATAAGCGCCTGAACCTGTTATATAAGGATGGCCAGAGACCATGTAAGAGCCGACGTTCCTTAAGCCAACGCCATTGTAATTGAATGTTGCCATTATTTCTTCTCCAAATACGTATTCATATTAAGTAGTTTCCTGTTTGCGTTTTAACTTTTGCAATACTGCTTTTCTTCTCTTCGCCAATCGTCGTCTTTTATCGGTTGGCTTCTCATAATACATCCTCTCGCGGACTTGATCCAAAATGCCTGATTTCTTCACCTTTTTGGTGAATCTTCGAAGGGCCCTTTCAATGGGCTCGTCTCTTCTAAGTGGCACTTCTACGTTAACTGGTTTCTTGCTCATTTAATTACCTGCCATTTTTTTCCAAATTTTTGCATTGCCCATAAGATTGGAGATATCAATTCCTGCATCTCCAGGAGATACTCCTGCTAAGGCTCCCCCTGGCTGGGCTGTTTCGCCAGGAGTTCCTGCTCTTCCTAAAGGTGTTGTGCCTTCAAAAAGATCGACGCCATTAAGAGAGGTATTTCCGATTGCATCTAGCATCTTCTTTCTGGTTGCACTCATCTTTTCTGCTCTCTTCTTTTTTTCTTCCATTTGAAGTTTTCTAATCTCGTCATCATTTTGTTTTTGTTCAACGATTGGCTGTTGGTTAACACCCAAACCCTTTACAACCTCTGAAATAAGATTAGATAACAAGCCTTCTTCCAAAAGAGCTTCTTGAATACACTCTTTAACAATTGGCTTTAATACTTTCTTTAATTCTGCTTTTTTCATTTAACATTTCCCTGTACAGGCGTCGCATACACAACAGCCACAACAGCAACAGCAATGTTTGCTATTAAGTAAATTTGTAAGCTTGTGAAGTAAGTTTTTCATTTATTTGTCCTCCCTTAGTACTTCGTTTAATGCGCGATTAATTCTATCTGCTTTTGTGAAAACTTTATCCAAATTAATATTTTTACCTTCTGTCATCATGAACGCACCCATTGTTGAGGGCTCGGAAACAAAATCAAAACAAATAAGTTGAAAATCGTCTTCCACAATAGTCTTTCCTTGAGATTCGTGAACGGAACCTAGTCCACGAGATGATATTCCTAGTTTTACGCCGGCGTTGACAAGCTCTTTTAAGACCTGGCCAGAGGGAGTGTTCAAAATTTGAACCTTCCCCATTACATCGTTGCCGTTCCACCAAACATCCGTTACCATGTGCGATGCATTTTTAAGGTTAACAACTGAGTCGTCTGGATGGTCAAGCTCTCCCAATGCTCTGCGCTCTTTAACGATCTTTTTATAATTCTCGATTTCTCTTTCTAAAATTGGTCTCGGATAAACTCTTCCGTTCCCATTTTGTGCTTCGGCGCGCTGCATGATTCCGGAAAGGATCAAAACATTATTCTCTCGAACCATTCGTTTTTCTTCTTCGGTTAGAAGATCTTCGCAAACGCCGCCTTCACAAAGCTCGTAATATTCTCTTAATAAATACTTGCTCATAGTCACGAACCTTTGCAACAACGGCGAACGGGTTGAAGCATCCATTTTCTTGTGTAAGTTTCAGTTTCCATTTTTTTCTCCAATTTTAATTCCATTATCATCTACTATTACATTTAATAAATATGAAGTTCCGGCTGATAGAGAGCCCAATAATAGAAAATTAACAAAATTATAGTCAAATGTAAATAGTTCCGTGTATTTGTTTATGCCGCACAGAAATGCGCCGGCCCAGAAGCCCGTACACATTGGACAGTGAAGTAGTTCACACAACCATTCTGATTTTGATGATAAGAAATTTCTTGGCGCCTTAAAAATATGACTGTATACGACTATGGATGTTGTGCCATAGGCGCACAAAACAAAATATATTAATTCCATACTACCTCTTAATATCTATACATATAATTTAAGCCATATGCGCCACGAAGGAAGCCCGGACGAAGAGAGCCTTGCATTTCTTTATGTTCGACATCACCTAATTCTGTCGATTCCTCGTCGTCAGGATTGGTAAGACTACCTTCAACATCTTCTTCATATTCTTTATATGTTTTAAAGAAAGGCTTCTCTTCTAAAATAAATTTTCCAATCGAAAATACAGCTACCTGTGATTGTTCGACACCTTCTTCAAGCGGGGTTGCAATCGCGCCCTCTAAAGAACCGTATACGCTTCCACCGTGAACTGATTCTGGTATGATAATCCCGTTCTTAACCAGATAAAAGAAAAGTCGATCTTGCGCCTCATAAACCGTATCTGACATTAAATCTTTTGGAAAGGCCACGACTTTATTTTTCGAGGGCATAACTACAACGTCGATCTCTTCGTGATCAAAAATCATAATATTGCCGTCCAAACTTTTTCTTGCATTCAAAGCCATCGAAGCTTGAGTTGGCCTTTCTTCCTCTGCTACTGCGGGGGTACCTATTTGAATCTCAATTGCCATTATGCATTTATCTCTTTGGCCAGTTCTTGAATTTTTAATACTTTCTCGATCATTTCTTTGTCGATCTGTTTCTCCTTGAAACTCTCTAAGAGGGCAGCTACAGATTTTGTCTTCTCCATCATTTCTTCATCTTCCTTAACTTCTTGAATTTTCATTGATTCTTTAACTTCATTTTTAAGTCGTGTCAGTTCTTCGTTTAAATAAACCTTAAGTTCAATTCCGTTATCAAGAAATGAAGCAATATATTTATTCAACAATTCTTTCTGTTCTTGGCATAATTTATCGGAATATTCTTCATTAAATTTTTGTACAAACTGCTTGTAAACAATATTGTCAATCGGCTTCATTGCCTGTTCTTCTTCTTGTTTTTCTGAAGTGAGTGTTTTTAAAATATTTTCTTCCAAAAGAACCCTGCTCTTTGTTGGGGTTTCTTCATTAAAAATCTGATAAATTGTTGCCAAAGATTTATAATTTGCAACAAAATTAGAAAAAACACCCTTGGAGAAAGTTTTATTCATCTCCTTAATAAGAGCGGACTGTTCAGAGAAAATTTTCTTTTTATCCAATTTGCTATGTTGTAAGCGGATTTCATATACAAGCTTTTCTGCAGTGTGTGGAGCTAACTGATTTGTCTCATTTAAAGACTTATATAAAACCAATTCTTTGTGTAGATTCGTGCCGGCATTAAAGAATTCCTTCATCAAATTAATGATTTGCCACTTTTTTTCCGTGTCTCCACTTACAACAGACTTTGTTAATTCTTTTAAAAGTGTTTCATATAAAAAGGCTGTATTTCTTTTTTTATTATGCTTTAAACTCATTTTTGTTTTTGCTCCAATTCGCTTATAAGGCCCTTGATCTCGTGATTAATCTCAAAAACCTCGTTTTCTTGCTGATTATAATTAGTTTCTTGATTTTCGGAAATACCTTTAGACAACTGACTTAATGGGCCAAAGCCTGGTAATGCGCCTCTTTTACCACCTTCGCGGCGGCCAGATTTACTAACCATATGTCTTTTTCTGGCTCCCATATCTCTCTTGTCATCTTTAACGGGAGTATAATCTTTTCCCTTCCACTTTTTCGGCAAGTCTCTTTTTGCGGGAGCCTCCTCCCCCGGCGCCGCTAGAAGTACGCCCTCATCTTCTTCGGGTTCTTCGGCTCCGAGTTCGTCGCCAGGTTCTTCAATTCCAAGCTCTTCCTCACCTCCAAGATCTGCTCCGAGATCTTCTTCGCCTCCAAGATCGCCGGCCAAAGCTGCTCCGCCGGCCTCTTCAAGTCCAGCTTCAGCTTCTGCCTCCAAGAGCGCCTCGAATTTACGATCATGGAACATCTCTCTCTGATTACGGATAATTTCTTCGTCGGACATTCCGAACAGACGCTCGGCAATCCACCTTTTACTAAAGAAACCTTCAGTCGCTGCAGAAGCGACATCAAATTTAGTTCGCCACTGCTCAAGTTCCTGAAGTTCAGCAATCTTAGACGGATTATTAAGAAATAATCTGAAAGAAACTAAATCCTCATCTCTAAAACCCAAAGTATATAAATGAATTACACCGATCTTTTCAAGTTCTGCTGTCACGTTCCTCTGTAATCTCTGGATTGTTCTTGCAAAACGAATATCTTTTTGGGCAAGAGTTGTTTTATCTTCTTCCGCGCCTTCTCCTCTAAAAAGATAGGCTTGAGGTACCTTGAGGGCGGCAAACAATTTATCCTTGAGATATTTGATATCGTCGATATCGCCAGTATATGAACCTCCAGGGAGAGATTCAATTCTAGAAGATACGGTGCCTCGAACTGGCACAAAATAATCTTCTTCTACGCTCAGAGGATTATATCTCAAATCAATTCTTCCGGTGTCCGAATCAACAACCTGATTTCTCTTCATTTGAGTCATAACTCTTTGCATATATTGCTCTACATCTTCTGGAGCAACCCCGCCCACGTCAATGTAAAAAACTCTCCTTTCCGGTGAGCGAACAATACGATAGGCCATGACTGCATCTTCAAGAAGAGTTAGTTGTCTCCAAATTCTTCTGGCTGGCTCCAAGACAGATGTTCCATAAGGTGTGTATTTATCATTACCAATGATTCTAAGGTGCGCCACCTGCCAATTTTCAAAGGTTAAACCGCCGGAATTCCACTGATATTGGACGTAATTGGGGTTTGACTTGTCTAGGCCCTCAAGGCGTTCAATCTCCATTGGAGGGAGTGCCATGGCGTGCTGAACACCTTGCTCTTCGTCAATATCTAAATAAAGAAAGTAATCGCCAAACTTACACATACCACGACACCAGCTAAAAAGATTGAATTCTACATTTAAAACTTTGTGATATAGGGTGTCCAAAATTAATTTAATTTCTTCATTCGGGCATTTAATTGAAAGTAGGGGCTGAAGCTCTGATGATGTTGACATCTCATCCGCATAAATATCCATAGCTGAGGCAATAATTGGTTCATATTCCATCTGCTCAAAATCTGAGTATCTCTCTACTCTACTTTGATTGCTTAAGAGATTCGATGTGATATTTTGAAATGGATCATATACAACTTTTTTAAATTGCTGCCCTGAAGCTGACTTGAACTTAAACTTATCTAGTCCTCTTCTTTTGTCACGAGGGATTTGTCGTCTATAGTTAACTAGCGGACCTGATAACAAGCGCGTTAATTGTTTGAATAAGGTTGATTGTTGGTTTCTTGGGTTTCT